CTATCGAATCGTATTATAACGCACGCTTGCTTTCACTAATGCGAGGGCACGGATCATCGAGATCGGAATGTCTTTAGGCTCGTGGTGTTGGTTATGACTGACGAGCTTCACACAGTTTTCCCGTTCGGATTTGTGAATGTATTTTATCGTCACGAACTCGTCCCCATCGACGTTGGCCGATATAAGGTACATTTCACCCCAGAAAATCCCATACTGCATATCATGCACCTGTTTGTAAAGGACAATATCGCCGCTTTTGAGTAATGGGTACATCGAATCCCCGCGCACATAAACAGCCCCATCGCATGCAGGCAGATCCGGCAACGATATATAGCTGATCGGAATCGCATCGACATCGTTGAACAAGGAAACCAATCCGGCCGTCGCCTCCAGATTGTAAAGGGGAATGCGCTGGAGATCGATCAGATTGTCGGTTTTGAGAGGGAACTTTTCCTGCACTTGCAAACTTGCATTCACCTCCCTTTCCTGTTCATTTATCATACTACCGCAACCTGTCAGCAACCAATTGGCTGACACGCCTTCGCATTTTGCATATATCAATTCGGCATTAAAAGTATTGCGAGAAATCCACGTATTTATTGTCTGCGGAGTTATGCCTAACATTTTGGCAAATTGTGATTTATTGCCATTTGTGTAATACTCAACAAGAGATGACACCATTTTTTTTCTATCCATAGACAAAAAATATTATGCGAATTGATTAAAAATACTTCGCATTTTGTTTGGTTTATATTCGCAATATGTATATATTTGCAGCGTTGATACAATGTATCACGGGGGTAAAATTACGAAAAAAATTGATATGAAACGGTATTGGTTTCAGCTACTAACAAGCAATTATGATGAATTGAATGTTTGTATCCCTGACGGATCAAGCAAAATTTCAGCCACGAACCTGGCAAAACGCTGGATGAAACAAAACAACATTAATAGTGCAATTTTGGCTGTTAATAGCATGGTAACCAGCAATATTCTCGATATGATACAAATAGAATTATAAATCATGACACGACAAATCTTATTACCAACATCAGTCCGGATGGATATGGTCAAGACCTTCAAAATCACGCGCTCGACCCTCGACCGGGCTTTGAAGTACAAAGGAAACAGCGCGCGCGACAATATGCTGCGGAAAGCGGCCTTCCAGCGCGGCGGCGTGATCTATCTGGGAATAACCGCTCCCAAAGGTTACCTGCCGGACGTAGATACCACTTTCGAAAACGGCTATATGCGTCAGCGGTTCGGCCGCCGGATCGAGGTCGTCGTCCATTTGGAAAGCAACCGGACTACAATCCACATCGACGGGCAGAAGGTCGCCAGCTTCGACGATCTCACCGTTTCGACCTGGGGCAACATGCTCTACTCCCTACAACTGATTTACAACAGACTCGCCGATCCGCATCCGGCCTATACGCCGAAGGCCAAACCTGCCGAGGCAAAAGTGCGGGCGGCAATCCAATAAATCGGACAGTCATGCGACGTTTCTTGAAATATTGGATGATCCGGTTGCTGGGCCGTGGATTCATCATCCTGCCCTTGAGGTGCAAGCTGGCCGGGCTGTGGTGGAGTTTCTCGCTGATGGTTATCTGCGGTTACGTGGAACAACAACAGCAATGGCCGCTATTGGTTATTACGGCGAACTTCGCGGGCAGCACCTTTGCGGTCATGGCGGTTTTTAAGACAAGAAAATAACATGGAATAATCTCCCGTGTAACTCAATGGACAGAGCATCGAGAAATGGCCGGACCCGGTCAAGTATCGAAGGTTGTCGGTTCGAATCCGGCCACGGGAGCACAGGAAACGACAAATGGAGTATTTTAACAACATACTTTGTATTACGCAGCCGGAGCTTCTGGAGGTCATGTCAGAATCGAATTACAAACAGATGGTTCGGCGGGGCAAAATCAACCGGGCTCGCAGAGGAGGTAACGGGCGCCAAGCTTTGATCGTATTCGACAGCCTGCCGGGGAAATACCGTTCGGCCGTCCGGGAACGCAAACCGGACATCTCGACGATGCCGTTGCAGGAGTGGCTTCGGGCGAACTACACGCCCGATGCGGAGGCGCGGAGTTACTTCTCGGCCTTCCGATTCGACAACGGTTCGGCCCTTCCGGCGGAGAAGATCAACGAATACACGGTGAATGCCTCCGTCATCAAGGCGGTGCTGCGGCTGATGGCGTCGGCCAATGCCCTGCGACGTGTCGGCCGTATCGGATGGGACTCAATGGCCGAAACCATTACCTATTTCAAACGGGAGTTCGGCCACACGCTGCCCGAAAGCATGCTCCGTTTTCGCAAGAAGGTCGCCCAGTTCAAACGGGAAGGATATGCCTGCCTTATTTCCGGTCGGTTCCAAAATCAGAACTCCCGTAAGGTGAACTACAAGATCGAGCGGCTGATCCTTTCGCTGGACAGCCTGCCGGAGCGCCCCTTCAATACGACGGTGGCCGAGATGTACAATCAGTTCGTCTGCGGCGAGCTGAACGTGTACGACCCGGAAACCGGGGAACTGTTCGACCCGGAAGAGTTCACGGACAAAGAGGGCGAGCCGATCGCTTTGAGCGAAACGACCGTCGCCAATTACCTGAACAACCCGAAGAACCGCGCCCTACGGTCGAAACTGCACGACAGTGCGTGGGACTTCAACAACCGCTACCGTCCACACCACAAGCGCAAAGCCCCGGTCTGGGCGTTCTCGAAGATTTCGCTCGACGACCGCGACCTGCCGCGCAAGATGGCCGACGGAAACCGCGTCAAAGCCTATTACGCCTACGACGTGGCGAGCGGCTGCGTCGTTGGTTACGCCTACAACCGCCTCAAAACGGCCGACCTGTTCATCGACTGCGTGCGGAACATGTTCCGGCTGATCGACCACCAGGGCTGGAACTGCCCGGCCGAGGTGGAGGTCGAACACCACCTCGTGAACAACTTCGCCGACGGGCTGATCCGCGCGGGCGTGGTGTTCCCCTTCGTGCGGTGGTGCAACCCCGGCAACTCGCAGGAAAAACGGGCCGAGCACTTCAACCGGGTGAAGAAGTACGGCGTGGAGAAGCGCTCGCAGGTCGGCATCGGCCGCTGGTACGCCCGCCTGGAAGCCAACCGCCCGAAGGAGGAAAAGGTCTATGACGAGTTCAACAACACCTACAAGGAGGCGACCTATACCTACGAGCAGCTCGTGGCCGACGACATCCGGGCCATCCACGAATACAATAACGCATTGCATCCGAACCAGAAGCTCTACCCGGGGCTGACGCGCTGGGGGGTGCTCTGCCGCTACCAGAATCCGGATCTCGCGCCCGTGGACAAGGCGCTGCTCTACCGCTTCATCGGCGAGGAGGTGCGCACGTCGATCCGGCGCAGCAAGTACTGCCGGGTCCATTACGAAGATTATGCGCTGCCCTCGCCGGAGTTGATCGGACGGCTCGCGCCGAACGACTACACCGTCGAGGCCTATTATCTGCCCGACGAGCAGGGCAATGTCCCGGAGGTGTATATTTACCAGCACGGGGCCTATATCGCCACCTGCCGCCGTATCGAAGCCTATAACGAGGCCACGGCCGAGCAGACGGAGCGGGACCGTGAAGCCTACGCCGAGCAGGCGAAATACAACGCGCAGTTCGACGCCATGATGGCTCGGGAGAAGATCTGCAAAGTGCGGCTCCTGCCCGGTGATGTTCCGGCCCATGAGGAGCCGGAGATCGTCGAAGCGGCCCCTGCCGCACCGCCGGAGGAGGCGGAGGTATTCGATTTCGGCATCGACTACGCGGCGCTGGCAAAACATGAGCTTTAGAACGATAATAAAACACATTGAGATATGATTTCGAACGACATTAAAACCCGCATCGTGCTGGCCATATCCGGCAACAGGCAGAATTACGCCACGGACGCCAAACACGCCGTCGCCCTGGGCATTTCGACCTCGGTTTACAGCGAGATCAAGAAAGGCAACACCGAACAGAAGCTGAGCGACGTGAAATGGATGTCCATCGCCCGGCGGCTGGGCGTGAGCCTCGACGACGGCGCGGAGTGGAAGATCGTCAAGACGCCGACTTTCGAATACCTCACTTCGCAACTGGAACTGTGCCGCGCAAAGAGCCTTTCGGGCATGTTCTGCGATATTCCGAACATCGGCAAGACGGTCGCCGCACAATACCACGCCAAAACGCACAAGAACGTCGTCTACGTGGACTGCTCGCAGGTGAAGACCAAGCAGCGGCTGGTGCGCTTCATCGCCCGCGAGTTCGGTCTGAACTCCGTCAGCCGTTATGCGGACGTCTACGACGACCTTGTGTTTTACCTGCGGACGCTTGACCATCTGCAGATCATCCTCGACGAGGCGGGCGACCTGGTGTATGAAGCGTTCCTGGAGATCAAGGCCGCATGGAACGGCACGGAGGGTTGCTGCTCGTGGTATCTGATGGGGGCCGACGGCTTCAAGGCCAAGCTGGAGCGCGGCATCGAGTTCAAGACGGTAGGGTTTGCCGAGATCCGGAGCCGCTGCGGCGACAAATACAACAGCATCACGCCGCCCGAGGGCGACGAGCGCCGGAAGTTCCTGCTCGGCCAGGCCATGATGATCGCCCAGGCGAACACTCCGGAGGGCACGGATTTCCGGCAGATCGCCCGTCGGAGCAACGGCAGCCTGCGTCGGGTCCATTCGCTGATCACCAAAGGAGAGGAGGTATAGTCATGCGGGCCTATTCACCCTCGGAGATCGAGAATCTGAATATCCCGGAACTTCCGCTGGACGGGGAGTGGGAGGCCGCCTTCGGCCGCCCCTCCCGCTTCGAGCGCTGGTTCATCGACGGAGAGTCGGCCAGCGGTAAGAGTACGTTCGTCATGTTGTTAGGCAAGAAACTCTGTGACTATGGGCGTGTCGATTACGTGAGTCTGGAGGAGGGTGCAAACCTCTCGTTCAAGAAACGGATCAAGCGGCTCGGGATGAAGGATGTCGCAGGGAAATTCAAGGTCGTGACGGGGCTGACGGTGGCCGATCTCGTCGCACGGCTGGAGCGGCCCAAGAGTGCGAATTTCGTTATCATCGACTCGGTGCAGTACCTCGACGTGCGGAGTTTCGACCGATTGAAAAAGGTACTTTTGGATGCTTTTCCTCGCAAATCGTTCATCCTTGTGTCACAGGTCTATAAGGGTCGGCCGAAGGGCAAGATGGCCGACGACATCCGCTTCGACTGCGGTGTGAAAATCCACACCAAAGGTTATCGGGCATATTGCCAGGGGCGCTATACCGACGACGCGGAGGCGTACTTCACCATTTGGGAGGAAGGAGCCGCGAAATATTATCTGACCGAATAAACAACCATATCCGCCATGACCTACAAACGATTCTACAAGCTATTCAACCGTCTGCCGCTCCACGACGACGAAATGAAGGAGCGCCTGGTGCAGCAGTACACCAACGGCCGGACGTCGAGTCTGCGGGCCATGTCCACCGCCGAGTACGACGCCCTGTGCGACGCGCTGGAACGTTCGACGGCCGACCCGCAGCACGAACTCCGGAAAAAGAAACGGTCGGCGGCGCTCCGCTTGATGCAGCAGCTCGGCATCGACACGACGGACTGGCCGCGGATCAATGCCTTTTGCCGGGACCGCCGGATCGCCGGAAAGGAGTTCGGTGCGCTGACCCCGCCGGAGCTGGACGCGCTGGGCGTGAAACTCCGCGCGATCCAACGCAGTGGCGGGCTGAATCCCCGGCCGGAACGGCCGACCGGACAGGCCGAGCAGCCCCGGCCGCAGATAATCTACATGCCGCTCGGCGGACTTCCTAATTGACAACGCATTATGAAATCGAATCCTTACGCAGACCTGCGGATCGACAATCGGGCCGACCTCCCGGCCCCGTGGTACGATTACCCCGTATTGCAGTCGGGCGAATACAGAACCGAAATTCTCTACACCAGCGGCCGCGATTATGTAAAAGTCCATATCGGGCAACAGGACGGCGCCTGGGTGGCCGCTACGACATGGATGATCGGCGGGTCGGGCCGCGGATGCCACCCCGGCCGGAAATGGGGCGAGTTCGCCTCGGAACAGAACGCCCTGCTGTGGGCGTTCGGCGAATTGCTGGCCGAAGAGGGCGTGCTGCCTCCGGCCGCGATCAAGACCGTAAAAGCACGCATTTTCGAGATCAGACAATACAAACTGTTTTAACGATGGACGATCAATTATATTTCGAGCAGTGTCTGTTGGCCTCGCTGGAACGATTCGGGTTCACCATAGACCGACAACTAAAAATGGCGCGGGGCATTGCGTATTTCGCCACGCTTCACCCCGCATTCTCTGTTCAAATAGGGTTCGAACTATGTTTGGACGGCATTCGATTTACCGTCACTCTTCATTCGCTCTCTTTTATGAAAGGCTTTCCTTATCGGCATTTGATGCGTTATCCGCCGAAAGCGGATATAATCATTCCGATGATATTACGAGCTATTTTCAACTACCTGGGCGATGGACTCGCCCGAAATTTCCGAAACCAAATCAATTCTTAAACATTACAGCAATGAACGACAACGAAGTGAAAACGGTACAGATGACCGCCGAGGAAGCGGCGCAGTACGCGGCATTCAAAGCCGAGCAGGAACGGAAGGCGGCGGCCGACAAGGCCCGGAAGGACCGCAAGGTTTACGGTCAGATGGTGGACGAGGAGATCGAACAGGCCCTCCCGATGCTCCGGGAGCTGAGCGGCGACATCCGCACGGTCAAGGAGCAGGTGCTTGACAATTTCCGGCAGATCCTCGACATGAAGGCCGACGTGCTGAAACGGACGAAGGACGGGCAGAAAAGCCACACGTTCACCAATTCGACGGGCGACAAGCGCATCACCATCGGACGGTGCGTCGTGGACGGCTGGCGCGATACGGTCGAGGACGGCATCGCCATCGTGAAGGAGGCCGTCATGGGTCTTATCAAGGACGACGAGACGAAGGCGATGATCAACCAGATCATGCGGCTTATCGCCCGCGATCAGAACGGGAATCTCAAGGCGAGCAAGGTGCTTCAGCTCGACACGCTGGCCGAGGAGCTGCACAACGAACGGCTCAACGAGGGTATCGCCATCATCAAGGAATCCTATATTCCGAACCTGTCGAAAACCTATATCCGCGCGGAATGGAAAGACGACAACGGCGTCTGGCGGTACGTCCCGCTGGGCATGACCGAGGCATAACAGCCCCGGTCGCGCGGGGGGGGGTAATGTAAACAACCCGCCTGCCGGAGTGCGACAAAGCGGGTCGAGTGATTAAAGAAAGCCACTACAAAAATAATCACAAAACCTGCCAAAGCAATGGGTAAGCACCACATAAATACACTCCGGCGCATCCGTTTGGTCCTCGACATCGTGGAAAAGCACTACGAGCCGGGGAACAATGCGAAGAACTACTACAAAGTCTGGGAGCGGTACGTGAATCCCGTTTACCCGTGCTGTTACCGGACGATGCTCAGCTATCTGAAGACTCCCGCGAACGAATTGAAAGGACTGGAGCCAACCGATGACAAACGGCAACTGAAACTCTTTTAAGTGACAAAATGGAAGCGAACATCAAAACGATTCTGCTGGCCGTCCAGCAGCGGCTGGCCGAGCGGGTCCCCGAGCTGGCCTATATCGACAAGAACTGGGGACAGCTCGACTACGAGGCGCCTCCGGTCAAATGGCCCTGTGCGCTGCTCGATATCGACGAGGTTCCGTTCTCGCAGATCGGCGGAGGCGGACAGATTGCCGACGGGGTGACCGTGGAGATTCTGGCGGCGAACCTGCGGCTGGTCAGTTCGTCGGCCGCCGCACCCCGCAAGGCCGATGCCTATCTGCTTATTGAGTTGCTCGATAAGATTCACTCGGCCCTCCAGCGCTTCACCGACGGAACGTTCGGCCCGATGTTCCGCACGCAGATCAAGAAGATCGCCGCGGTCCGTGCGGGCGAATGTTACAAGGTCCTCTACCAGACCGCCTACACCCTGCCCGGCGTGCAGGAGGGGCAAAGCGCCAAACTGCCGCCCTCGTCCATCCGTCTGGAGATGAAATGATCCGACGAAAGAAGGGAGCCGCGAGGCCCCCTTCTTCATTTGATCCGGCTCTGCATGTATGCCTTGAGACGTGCGATGATCTTCTGCCGCAGCTCCTCGGCGTCGCCCATGTACTGACGCCTGGGCATTTGAAAACCCCGGCCGCGCCCGGCCCGTCCGCCCGTATTGTGTACCTCCGCATAGGGCACTTTTGCGTTGCCCGCCGTCCATACGACCTCCTGCGGGGTCGCGCGGGCGATGCGGACGCTGTTCATCAGGGCGGCGGAATCGATCATGAGCGACCCGCGCCGCCGCGTTCCTGCCTTGTCCTTCTTCGCCAGCGGCCAGGGCGTGCCGTCGAATCCCTTCTTCCGGAAAGCCCCTTTGAAATAGGACACTCCGGTCATGGCTGCGATGTCGGCGACGTCCTGCATGTCGATCCGCGCCTTGTCGAGTATTTGTTTCGGTATCATTGCGGTTTGTTCAAAATTCACTATATTTGTTGTAATCAGGTAGGTTTTATTTGACTATCAACAGATTGGATAAAACTCGCACGAGAACGGGCAATGGATAAGAAAAAGCCAGACTGTTCCGAACCGCCATATTTCTCATGCTTTCAAATAACTCTTTATCTCACTTGCAAAGATAACATTTCTTTCTGAAAAGGCCATATAAACGGCTGCAATCTTACGGAATAAAAACATATCGGGAAAAACGAGCATACCGTAGCCGAGTCCCCATAACCACAGGCAAAGGTAATTCGTGTTCTTCCCGTACAAGCAAGGCCAAGCCCTTCGGGTTCGTGGAAAAAATCATCCTCGCCCCGAAGGGCTTGCGGTATTTTTTCCCGAAGCCTTGCATGTACGGAACACGACCTTTTTAGGCCTGTAGTTATGGGAACTCCGGCCCCAGAAGCCGGACTAACAAAAAACCAAATGTTATGTTACAGGCAACAAAGAACAAGTACACGGTGGAAACACTCAAGCCACTGAACATTCTGTACGATCATGAACACTGGCTGACACAGCAGGACGTGGATATGGCCAACGGCTATGTGGAACTGATAGAACGGACACGCTCGGAAAAGACTCCACAGATAGGTGACAGACTCATCTATGTGGACAGATACGGGAAGTATTACGGCAATGCCCTTATTGAAAACAATGATGAAGAGAGCGGTCGGATTTCCATCTGTGAAGAACCTTATATTCCCTTTGTATGGGAGCAGGACGCCAATATCCGGCTGAGCGTCAGCGGAGGGGCCTTCCACCATATTGACCCCAAGCAATTGAAATTCGTCAGATGGACGGAAGGTGCATTCAAGGACTGGGGAAACTGCGGAGCGTGTGCCAACGGTGCCGTCACATTCACGGCAAAAGTACCGTTATGGTCCTATTCCGAACCTGATCCGCTCTACGGTGATTTCACCACGGAAACATGGAGACAATATTATTTGACCAAGGACACGGGTCCGGACGCACGCAACCTGTACCAGGGCTACGACATAGCTTTCAGGACCGAAGAGAACTTCCGGCAGTTCCTGAAGGACTATGAAGGGACTGTGTTCAAGGGCAACTGGGAAAACCAGATTGTACTCTGGTGTTTCCGACATGAAAACCGGTTCCTGCCGCAGCACGAATGGGACAAGATAGATGCCCCGGCCATGGAACGGCGTCTCAACTTCCATCCCGAACAGGTCAAGCTGGTCAAGGACATGGACAGCCACATCACCTACTGTTACCGTATCAAACCCGAAATTGACAATCTCTAAAACAATACAGTTATGCAGACAACAGCAACAAGAACAGCAGGCAGCCACACTGACCTGCTTACAGGTATCCTGAACGTGCAAGTAAGGAACGAGGACAAGATTACAGAACAGGACCGGCAGTATTGCCAGCTACAGCAGGACCAGCTCTACAAGACACTTGACCGTATCGACCGATGGTATGACATCTTCAAGGAAGAAGCGGAACGGTATCGGGAAATCAAGAGCTTCAAGTATGAGGATAACGGTAAGGTCTCCATACGGAATTTCTATTTCAACAACAGCGGGGAGGATGACTATACCCACAACGAATTCAAACCGTTTGACCTCATCAACGAGCTTGCGGACAACAACTGCAATGCCAACGCGAATTTCGCGAGTCGCATCATTTCCTATTTCAACAGGACCTACAATGTAGATGTCCCCATTCCTGTAATCGACGAGAAGGCCATGCGCATGGGATTCCGTCCGGTCTACCAGACTTACGTGGACATGGTCATCGAACACCTCGGCGGAAAAAGTTTCCGTGAGACCGCAGAGGAAGAACTGCTGGCCCGTTTCCTGAAAACGGTACAGCCTTCCCGCTGGAGCAAGGTGAAGCCCGAACTGAAAAAGGACAAGATAACTTTCCCTGACATCGTGTCCTGGGACAGCATCCATCTGGAATACCACAAGGAATATGAGTTCTCGTATGACTGCGGAAGGAAATTGGACATTTTCTGCGAAGGTATCGCATACGGGGCGGATGACGTGATAAACGGTTCAAGCGGTATGGTCATCGGCCTTGACAGACGCGATGTGAATATAACCGAATGGTACAACCTCACCCTGAACAACGCAGAACAGATCAAGTTCTACAAGAACGGACGCATCGACGTACGCTTCAAGGACAGTCAGGCCGCAGAGAACTGCTACAGAAGGCTGCGGCTGGATGAAATCACACTCAGAGAAGAGTGATTCATGAAATACTTATTCAGACACCCCGTAAGACATCCTTGCGGGGTGTCTTCGTTTCCAACCATTAAAAAAGAAAAGACATGTATGCCATCATACCCCAACAGATTCCTCAGGACAGGCGTGCCGAGATCAACGAGAAAATCCTTTTCGCCATAGACTCCGGCAAGGACCTCGTTCCGAAGGAAAGCATCTACAACTGCTACACGGGAACCGGAGGACTGCACAACCTCAGGCAGTCGGATTTCACCAGCTACCATGAATACGCCGAGGCCAAGAAGGAATTCGAGATGGGACAGTTCTTCACCCCGCACGACATATGCCGAAGCATGGTGGAGACCCTTTCTCCGACATCGGCGGAAATGGTGCTTGACATGTGCTGCGGCATGGGCAACTTCTTCAACCATCTGCCCAACCTGCACAATGCCTACGGATTCGACATTGACGGCAAGGCGGTGGCCGTTGCCAGATACCTCTACCCGGAAGCTCATATCGAGAAATGCGACATACAGCTGTACAATCCCGAACAGCGTTTCGACATCATTGTCGGAAATCCGCCCTTCAACCTGAAATTTGATTACAGGCTGTCGCAGGAATTCTACATGGACAAGGCCTATGACGTGCTCAACCCTGCCGGAATCCTGATGGTCATCGTCCCTCTCTCCTTCATGCAGAACGAGTTCTGGGAAAAGACACGCGTGGCGAAAATCAACTCGAATTTCTCCTTCATCGGCCAGACCAGGCTGGAACATTCAGCCTTCTCTACGGTGGGCGTGCAGAATTTCGCAACAAAAATCATGGTATTCCTCCGCCGTTCCCTCCATATTGAAATGCAGCCGTACAACGCGGAAGAGTTTGTCAGCATGGATGAGCTGAAGAAACGCATAGCCGAAGTGCGGAAAATGAAACACCGGCTGCGCCTCCAGCTGATGCGGGAGTGCAACCATATAGACAAAGAAGAGCTGGAACAGTTCGAGTACAGGCTCGCCAAATACATGTACGAGCTGAAAGCCCATGCCGTGCTGAACAGGCATGTCGAAAAGGCGGAGGCGCTGGTGTCCAAATTCCGCAACCAGAAACCGCCGGAAAATGCCACCCGGGAACAGATAAAGGAATGGGAACGCAAGAAGCTGACCACCGGCAAGGTTCTCGGCATCATCCGCAGGTACATCACCTCGCAGAACGTGGTGCAGCGCAAGGAAGTGGCATTGGTGAAGACATCCTACGGCTTCAAGCTGAAGCAATATGCCCCGCGTCTGCTTGACAAGGTCACGCACAAGGCCGCAGGCATCAACGACCTCATACTCGGAAGGGCCGAACTCCCGATGCCGGAAAACGTCACAGAAAAGAACATGCGGCAGATCCGTGCCGCCAGTAAACTGATACGGCGCAAACAGAGGCAATACGAGACCCAGAATCTCCAGTTTGCGGAAATGCGGGAAGATGCCGGCCTGAAGGAATACCTGGACCGCACCACATTCATCAACAAGGACGGTGAAGTCTGCGAATTCACGGACTTGCAGAAACACGACCTGAACCTCGTGTTGCAGAAACGCTACGCCCTGCTGAACTGGCAGCAGGGTTCAGGCAAGACCGCCGCCGTCTATCACAGGGCGAAATACCTGCTCAAGTTCAGAAAGGCAAAGAACGTCATCATACTTGCCCCGGCCATCGCCACCAACATGACCTGGATACCGTTCCTTACCATAAACAAGGAACGCTTCCGTACAATACAGACCGCCGGCGACCTCAACAACATACCGGAAGGGACATTCCTTGTCGTCTCCACCTCCATGCTCCGGAAACTGAAAAGAGGACTGATGCGTTTCGTGAAACGCACTTCCGGCAAGCTGTGCCTTGTCTTCGACGAGTCGGACGAAATCACCAATCCCACATCGCAGCGTACAAGAAACATCCTGTGCATATTCAGGAGGCTCAGGTACAAGATCCTCGACACGGGAACAACCACCCGCAACAACATCGCGGAACTGTACAGCCAGTTCGAACTACTCTATAACAACTCCGTAAACATGATATGCTGGAGCCCGCAGGTCTACCACGAAAACAGGGACCACGAGATAGAGGAAGAGAACAACCCGGATTACGGAACACCGTTCCCCGCCTTCAGGGGGCATGTCCTTTTCCGTGCCTGCCACTGTCCGGGGAAAGCCACTGTATTCGGCATCGAGAAACAGAACCAGGACGTGTACAACAAGGACGAACTCTCCGAACTTATCGGCAAGACGGTCATCACCCGTAAATTCAGGGACTTCGCAGGAGAGAAATACCGGATACGGACACATACCGTCCGTCCCTCGGAAGGAGAACACGAGGTATACCGTGTCATCATCGAGGAATTCTGCCGCATCTGTGAGCTGTACTACAACAGCACGGGAGACACGAAAAAGGATGCAGGACTGAGACTCATGAGGCAGATCAAGCTGCTTATCAAAGCCTGTTCGGTACCTCACCTGATAGAGGGATATTACGGTGACAGTTATCCTTCCAAGACCCGCTATATTGAAAGGCTCATAAGGACAATACCGGGTAAGGTTGCCATCGGATGTACCACATTGGCGGCCTTCGACCTCTACGAGAGCTATATCCGGGAACATTTTCCCGACAGACCTGTATTTGTGGTCAAGGGAGATGTAGCCTTCAAGAAACGGCAGAGCATCGTGACCGAATTCGACTCCACCATCAACGGCATCCTGATATGCACACAGCAGAGCCTGAGCAGCTCCGTGAACATACCTACCTGCAACGACGTGATACTGGAATCCCTGCAGTGGAACATCCCCCGTATGGAACAGTTCTACTTCCGTTTCATCCGTCTCGATTCCAAAGAAATGAAGGATGTCCACTACGTCACCTACGAAGATTCGGTCGAACAGAACCTGATGGCACTGGTACTGACCAAGGAGCGTCTGAACGAATTCATCAAGACCGGTGAGGTCAAAGAACAGTCAGAAATCTTCGAGGAGTTCGACATCACAATGTCTGTCATCGACAGCCTGCTCATCCGCACGCAGGACAGTGAAGGCAAAATACACATCAGCTGGGGAAGCCAGCGCATAACAGAATAAATATGAACCGTATGAAGAAGACCGGGAGTTCCATTCCCACCGACAAAGGTAAGCCGCGTCCCCATCGGCTGAGCAAGGTCAGGCCGCAGGCGGTTTTCAGGAAAATCATCCTCGCGGAGCTGCGGTATTTTCCCGAAAAACCCTGCACAGCCGGGACACGGCACCTTGTCGAGGTCGGTGGAATGGAATCCCCGGCATCCACATACATAAAAGACAAGTAATATGGATCTGAACAATGCAGAGATTGCCGTGACCACACAGCATCTCATTGACATAAAGGATTACAGGGACTACTGGCTGCACCTGTCCGACTACAGCGACATGGGCGAGTTCCTGAGTGCCTGTTCCGACCTGTTTCCCGGGGAAAAGGAACCAGAATACCGGTATCCGAAATGGGAAAACATTCCGGACACACTGATCAGCCGTGAATGGCTCTGTCCCAACTTCTTCGAGATCAGGGATGCCCTTGAAAGGCTCGAAGAGGAAGAAACGGAGTTTTTCATAAGCTGGAGCAGAAGTTACGGATATGACATCACCACGGATGACCCGCACATGATGGTATCACACTACCATGACCTGTACGGGGATACCGTCACGGAAACGGAAGAAGACGCGGACACGGGAGAAGATGCCCTGATATACACGGGCGTATCAAGCTACTACTGCGACATGCTTCCATTCCGTTACGAAATATTTGATGACAATTATGACTAAAAGACAAAAGATATGGAAATCAACTTCAAAGGACCTGTAATGCCTATCGACCCATACTCGCAGCTGGCATTCGTGGAAATACTGAACATACTACTGACGGCGGGACACATCGTGGACGTGAACCGCTTCCTCATAAGCAGGAATGTCAATCCGCAGTTCGGCTCACTGTCAGGCTATTTCAGATGGTCGTTCGCCGGAGACCATTTTACCCTCTGGCAACGCACGGACTACAATTCAACGCTATGTTTTAACCACAGGATACTCGATCTGCCTTTCGGTGTCCTGGCAGCAAAAGACAGCGGGAAAGACAAGGAAACGGCAAACTGAAAATGAAACGATATGGAAACTACGGTAAAAATACCCAACCGGGAAATCGCGCTCGCGGCATTTGACAGGCTCCGCCGGGAAAAAAGGAAGGATGCCGCACTGAGACTGGCCGGGTGTATGCTCAGAGGGACATACATATCCCTCGGCATCGGTGATACCGACTGGGAAATAGACACCGCACTGCACAAATGCGGCGGTGAGCCTAAAACCGGATACGGTCATATGGCACATTTCCACTTCGACGGCAAAACGGAAATGGAAACAGAGAAATATGAAAGGCTCAAGGAAGAGAACGAATGACAAGGGAGCGGCCGAAAGGTCGCTCTTCTCATTTATAAACGACATGTACGGGAAACAGAATCCTGCCGTACACAGGTAACAGAAATGGAAGAACAGGAAAGACTGACAATGGAATTCGTGAAATCGCTCATGGACAAGTCCTACACGCTGGTATGGGTGGACTACAACGACAATCTCGACAACTGCCGTGACACCATCCAGAAGTGTCTGGAAGAAAGGAGCTGTGAAAGTCTGTGGGAGAAAGTGGACGAATGGTACGGTGACGCCGAATGGGAAGCTGTCCGTGAAATCGTCTCAAAGCTGAAGGATGAATGTATCCGTTTCCATGATTTCGGGGAAGAGGAAGTGGACAAGTTCTTTCAAGAACACGAAGACGAAATCAGGGAAGAAATCTATGACAGAAACGACTCTGACACGCTGAAAGAACTTCTCAAAAACACGGATGACATCCCCGTGCGTGTCGAGATGCTGTCCAACTACGACTGCATCAATTCCAACTGGCTGGAATCGCAGGAAGGATACCGGTACAAGGAATCCTATTTCGGGGATATGATAGACGCGCTGAACCTCAATCCAGCCAAAGTGAAGAAAATGCTGGTGGAGAAAGGCTACACGGTATATGGCCGGTTCCCCGACAAAAAATACAGGGACGGCAAGGAACAGGTATCCTATGAACAGTTCTACCATGAACTCATCAATTCCTGCTGCGGTGCCAACCTGCTGACCTATATCGGCAAGGTAAGCCTGCAGGAACTTTATGATGCCGGATTCTCGCTTGGGGAAGTCATTATTCCCAAAGGCAACTGCTGCGGCATCTTCAGCTCCATGTACGGCGGTGGAAGTCTCCTGGAAATGGAACTCCTGAAAGATGTCAGACTGAAACTGGAAGTCAGGGACTATCACGGATTCCGCTTCCGTCTTGACAGCGAGAACTCAAAATATGAATGCTCCATCAAGCATGTGTACGGGGTATGCGATTCCTTCTTCGGAGAAAAGATAGGTCTTGTCGCTTCATAAATCAAGTATGGTCACTTAAAGATATCAAATCATGGGCGACAAGATATAAAATTCTATAACAAGCTGATTTACTATATTTTATAAAGTATATAAAAGAGTAGTTTTGCAATTTAGTGCCATTTTAGCACCACTATTTAGCCATCATAAATAAATCAAGAGATGACGCAAATGACATTGAACAATTAACTTCTTTGGCTGCATAATCCACATTCGTTTACCGTCCTCAAATCAGTCAACACCTTCCGGAGATAATCAGACGGTTAATTTACAGTCCCAACAAATAGCTATTTACTGATTTTATATTTATATTGCGTAGTTTTTCTACAATAATCGAGCTTATAGTTTGCCGTGTGAGATTTTATTTATACCTTTGCACCATGCAATAGATAAAATCAACGATTATGATAGCAGAGTTCAGCATTGAGAATTTTTTCTCCATTAAATCGGTTCAGAAAATCAGTTTTGAGCCATCGGCAGATACTTTTATGTCTGATGAGTATTCGTATGAAGTTAAGGACGGTGTAAGATTGCTGAAAGTGGGCATCATCTATGGTGCCAACGCTTCCGGTAAAACGAATATATTAAATGCCATTGAATTTTTCAAGATGCTGGTTTTGAGAATGCCTAAAGACAGGACTGAGAAAACTGGGGTTGTCCCTTTCTTGTTGGATGACACTTCAAGAAACGAAAAGACAAAGATGTCAATGATATTCTATATCAATCAGTCGAAGTACATCCTCAGTTTTGAATTGGATGCAAAGCATATCTATTCCGAGACATTGATTGTTTATGATTCCATTCGCCCGACCAAGCTGTATAACCGAAATTATGATACCACGACAGATTCCTCGACTATTGACTTTGGCGTAAATCTGAAAATGACAAAGAAAAGCCAGGATGTAATTTCCGGAAACACTATCAATAATTGTAGTGTGCTTGCCGCGTTTGGCAAAAGCAATGTGGAACGTACCAGGCTAAATGATGTGTATGATTATTTTGCCAAGCAGGTAAAAGATGTACTGGCTCCCGGTATGTTGCTTTCGGGATATGTCAAATCACGATTGGATAAAGACGAGGCAGGAGATTTGAAGAAATTCATTTTAAATTTCTTGAAAGCGTCCGATTTCAATATAGAAGATGTGGTATTACATGAAGAGGAAGAGCTGATTACACCTGAATTGGAACAACTGATTCAGAATGCCCCTATTGATAAAGATGCAAAGGCTGAAATGCTTAGAAAGGGAAAAATTACAAATACGGAACTGACCTTCAAGCATAAGGCAGGCGATAAAGTATATGATTTGTCGGAAGAATACGAGTCCAATGGTACCATGAGGTTCTTGGGAATGGCGGTGATACTGAATTTCCTGTTAAAGACCAATCGGTTTGTACCCATTGATGAAGTGGAGACAAGTATTCATTATGAACTGTTGGCTTATTTCCTAAAAGTCTTTCTGGCAAACAGTAATGGAACATCCCAAATGCTCCTGACCACACACGACATCAATCTTCTCAACGAGGATTTTATTCGCCGTGATACGATATGGTTTACCGATAAAGACGAACTTGGCGAAACTAAAATAGTACGTCTGTCTTCTTTGGGACTGCATAAGAATCTTTCCCCATATAATGCTTACAAGCAGGGAAAATTGGTAAAGTTGCCGTTCTTGGGTAGTCAGTATATCAACCTGAATGACTAATGATATGGGACGGATAGTAACAAAAAGTATCGCCATCATAGGTGAGGGAGAAACAGAATGGTTTTATTTCGATTCTCTGAGGATTGCGTGTCGCTATCCCTTTAAGGTCGCTCCGGATTTTCCGCAGCACAGCGACATCAATCATATACTGAAACTGGTGGAATCTTACTTGAACAAGCAATATGATTATATTGTATGCCTGTTTGATATGGACAGGCTGTATCAATATCCTTCCGAAATGCAACTGTACCAACGAGCAAAGAAAGAGTATAGCAAGAAGAAATATGCCGGAAAGGTGGTGTTTGTAGAAACGAATCCTTGCACGGAGTTTTGGTTCCTGCTCCACTTCTTGCCTAATGTGGTTTGTCGGCGATACGATAGTTACGACCAATTGCTTCCTGAATTGCAGAAATATATGCCGGGGTATGAAAAGACAAAACGATATTTCATACGCACCAACCTCTATAAATACCTGACAGAGAATGGTGATTTGGAACGAGCTATATCAAACTCAGAAAAGTTATGCCAACTCTGCAAGGAATCGCCAGAGGATTTGAAGGCATATTCGGAGGTACATAAGGTGATAAGATTGCTCAATGAAATAGGGTTATAGATTTAACATTTACAAAAGCAAGTAGCGCATGAAAATACAATCTGTTCATATTAGGAATTACCGAAAATTGAAAAATTGTCATATAGATTTTGACGAGAAGAAAACAGTTTTAGTTGGTGCAAATAATAGTGGCAAGACTTCCGCTATTAGTGCTATTGTTTGGTTTCTAAAAAACACAGATAGATTCACTTTAAAAGAGTTTACCGCAACAAATTGGGCAGCAATTAATGAGATTGGCGAGAAATGGCTCGAACATGATTCTGTAGATGAAGCATTATTGGATTCTCATCAATGGGATAACATTGTGCCATCAATGGATGTTTGGATAAATGTCGAAGATGGAGAACAATATCGAGTAAATCACTTGATACCATCACTTAGTTCTTGGGATGGTAAAAAGGTTGGTGTCCGTGGACAATATGAACCCAAAGATGTAAAAAAGCTCTACACTGTTTACAAGGATGCCAAAATAAAGGCAAAAACTTTAGAGGGTACTGAAGAATGGGTGAAAGCTGGCTCTCCAGATTTATATCCAAAAAATTTATGCGATTTTTTAGGCAAAGGTCTAAATCTTAGAGAGTATTTTGATGTGAAATACTACATCATAGATCCTTCTCTTGATCCTGATAACGAAGACGAAGTGCAATCAACGCCAGACAATGAGATAGGCAACAATCCACTTGACGGACTAATCAAAGTAGATACTATACTGGCATCAAGAGATTTTTCAGATCCGGAAGGACAAACAGACAGTGATATAGATACGTTGTCTAAACAGTTTCAACAGTACTATAAGAGCAGTGGGCAAGAAGATGAGGAATTGACTTGTGAAGGGTTGAAACTCCTTGGAGGTATTGTAACAGCGAACAAAACATATGATGAAAAATTAAAAAAGACTTTTGAGGTTCCTGTTGGAGAATTGAAGAACATCAATTACCCTGGATTCCAGAATCCAGAGATAAGAATACGAAGTAAGATTCAGATTGAGGAATCCATAAAACATGACTCAGCAGTTCAATTTGCTATTCAAGGTATGGAGGAATTAGTACTTCCTGAGAAGTACAATGGGCTTGGTTATAGAAATCTTATCTCTATTTATTTGAAGTTGATTGACTTCAGGGAAAAATGGCTGAAAGAATTAAGTGAAGAAAAGAATATTGAGCCTATTCATATAGTGTTTGTAGAGGAACCAGAAGCGCATTTACATGCCCAAGCACAACAAGTATTTGTAAAGAAAGCTTTTGAAGCCTTGTGTAACAATAAACTAATTGAAGAAAATCCTTGGCTAAGCACACAACTTGTGTTAAGTACGCATTCAAATCATGTTGTCAACGAACTTGACTTGAATTGTATGCGCTACTTCAAACGAGTAATAGATGTCGGCGAAAAGATACCTGTTTCAAAAGTTGTAAACTTATCTAGTACATTCGGAACAGACGATGAAACAAAGCAATTTGTAACAAGATATATACGTTTAACTCACTGCGATATATTCTTCTCGGATGCTGTTATTTTTGTTGAAGGCCCTGCGGAAAAGATACTTGTTCCCAGCTTTCTCGCAAAAGCCGGATTAGATTCTTATTATATTTCTGTTATAGAGGTAAATGGTCGTCATGCGCATAGTTTCCGTAAACTTATTGAAAAAATTGGAATTGCAACCTTGATTGTGACGGATATAGATGCGACTGACACAAAAATAGAAGACGGAAAAGAAAAACATCCGTCCGTGATTACAGCCAAAGGAAATGATTATAAGACAGGTAATCCCTCCATTAAAAGTTGGCTTTCAGGAAAAGAACAAATAGACGATTTGTTGGCATTGGATGGAAAAGAAAAGCTTGTGAATAATGTAAGGATAGCATTTCAAACACCGGTAAACGTCAAGTGGGATAAGAATAAAGATGACTTGACTGAAGTATGTCCTTATACATTTGAAGATGCATTGATATTTACCAATCTTGAATTATTTCGACAGGAAGGGTTAAAGAAAATGGGTACTATTACCACAATAGCGAATCTGTTGAAACATAGTAATTCTGCTAATGAATTACAAAATAAGATATTTAAAAAGTTGGAAAGCAAGAGTGGTTTTCAGAAGGCTGACTTTGCTATTTCTCTGCTTTATAAAGACGATTTTGTCGATTTGGTTGCCCCAGTATATATTCAGGAAGGGCTTGAATGGATGAAGTCATATTTGGATTCTAATGGAAACAGAAATGGAGAATAATATAGACTTTCAAGTAGATGAGGCACTAGAAAAGTGCATTCTTTCAACACCGCGTAAAAGTTTCTTTCTTTTTGCTGGAGCAGGCTCAGGGAAGACTTACTCTTTGGTTCTTCTTTTGAAAAAAATACATAATAGTATTGGTAAAGACCTTTTGTTGCAAGGAAAGAATGTAGCTGTTATTACCTTTACGAATGCTGCCACAGATGAAATAATCAACCGATTGGATTATAGTCCTATTTTTCATATTTCAACAATTCATAGTTTTGTTTGGGATGTTATAAAGTATTATCAGGCAGATATAAAAAGATTGTATTGTTTTTATATTGAAGAAGATTTAAAAGCGTTGGAAAAGAAGTTAGAAGAAACAGAAAAAAAGACTACCAAAACATATCTTTCCAACGTAGAAAAGTTTGAATACCAGAAAGAACGGTTAGCAAAAGCGCAGATAATAGAAAAGTTTGTGTATAATCCCAATGGCAGTAATCCTGAATATAATGCATTGAAACATGCTGAGGTTATTAAAATATCTGCTCAAATGATTCTTGAGAACAAAATGTTACAGCGAATCATAGCACAACGATATCCGATACTATTGATTGATGAGAGTCAAGATACGAAAAAAGAACTAATTGATACTTTCTTTGAAATTCAAAGAAACTTTGCTGATATCTTTACTTTAGGTTTACTTGGAGATCAGAAGCAACGAATTTATGCAGATGGGAAGGAGAATATAGAAGATTCTATTCCTATCGGGTGGGAGAAGCCGGTAAAGAGGATGAATTATCGCTGTGCTAAACGGATAATCCAGTTGGCTAACAATATTGGAAAGGATATTGATATTCATGCAGAACAAAGACCGCGTGAAGATGCTAATGATGGTTTGATTAGGCTTTTTGTTATACAACAACGTGAGGGGCTAAATAAAGATGAAATAGAGCAAAATGTGATGAGGATTATGAGTGAGCAAACCCAAGATGCAAAATGGACGACCATAGGTACTGAAGTTAAAGTTCTAACATTGGAACACATGATGGCTGCACGAAGGTTAGGATTTTCTCGTTTTTTTGCTCCACTTTATAAAGTTTCAAAATATCAGATGACATTCCTCCAGGGTTCTGTATCAGAAATAGAATTTTTCACAAAGGAAGTGCTACCAATTGCAGAATCTATAAAAGAAGATGGACGAGTTGCTTTAGAAATTTTGAAAAAATACTCGCCATTATTAAGCGGACAGAATACAGAAAAACCATATGAACTTTATTTGAAATGCAGAGAAGAAGCAATAAAGGTTGCTAATCTTGTAAATGAGAATGGAACTATCCGTGTCGTGGTAGATGAAATTATAAAATCTCAACTATTAACAGTACCGGATGTTGTAAGACAAGCGTATATGTTGAGCCCATCGGACATAGAAGATACAGTAGAAGAAGAACTACGTGCCTGGGTAGAAGTAATGGATTTACCAATTAACATGGTACGCAGCTATGATGATTATGTGAACCACCGTTCACAATTCGATACACACCAAGGGGTTAAAGGTCTTGAATTTGATCGAGTAATGGTTATTATAGATGATTCTGAAATAAAAGGATTCTTATTTAGCTATGACAAACTATTTGGTGTTAAAGATTTATCTAATGTAGATTTGAAAAATAAAGAAAATGGTAAGGAAACCTCCATTGAACGAACTCAAAGATTATTTTATGTTACATGTACTAGAGCAAAGAACTCATTAGCTGTTGTGATGTATACAAATAATCCAGAGAGAGTAAAAACTGAAACTATCAGAAAAGGCTGGTTTGAAGAGAATGAAATTATTGTAATGTAATATTGGGATAATATGCACAATAAGAGAGACTGTGCCAATTGTGAGTTACTGGACAGCCTCTCTTCTGTATATTATTCTTTTGAGGTAAGAACCTCTCGTATATACTGTTGATTCTTATCGTCAATGCCAAATAATTTATAAAGTTGGTCGTTCACATCACCATTGTAATCAATAATGCCATTGGCGTCGGAGTAGTCCAATAAGTCAGGAACCTTCTTTGCCAAAGAGGTCAAAGATTCATCGGTAAGTAAAAAGGCGAAGCGGATTATCTCGCTTGTAGCATATTTGAAAAAGTTTTTGGCTTCTTGTTCTGTAGCTAATGTTTTCAATGCTACACGAGAACGGCCAAATGCACTATGGTTATCTGCGATTGCGATTTGATTGCTACGCTTTTGTCCTCCTGCATTGGCACTTGAAACGATGACTTTCCATCTATTCAAGTGTTCCAACCCTGTTGTGATAACATTTTTATTTGCGATGTACCATCGGGCTCTGCCGCTCTTGCCAGCTTTGTCATTTGTGAAGAGTTTTATTTCTGATTTTGGGTCAAAATAATCTCCATCGTTATATTCTCTTACAAGCGTTGGATTCCGTTCGACAAAATCACTTTCAATAGAAAAGAGTTTCTGAGATAAGACAGAATCGTGCAAGCATTTGTATCTGGCAATAATAGTATCTAAACAAGAAACAATTTCATTATCAAGAGGATTAAATGGGAATAAATCTTCTTTGGGGTTATTAGCATTAACTATTATATCTTTTCCATGGATAGAATAGATGTATTTAAAACCACCACTGCCTTTCTGTGTATCTTTCATCACAATAGATAAGCCATCAGCAATACCGACTTCCTTGAACACATCTGTTGAATCAGGGAAAAATTTCAGGAAACATAAATGAGGATCATTGATTTGTGAAAGTCCAAACTGTTCAAGTCCTTTTCCTGAGCGATGAATCCATCTTGCACCGGGATAAATTAGTGAAGTGTATCTGCCCAATCTATCACTTATTGTTTGGAAATGTTGGAATATACTTGAACTTCGTTTTTGGCCGTTGGTTGTTTCTTTTTGTGCAACAACCTCTTGATACGGTGGATTTCCTACTATCGCATTGATTTTCATCTTCTTTATTCCTGTTCTTTCTGTGATGAATTTATCTACCTGCTTGATAAAATGTTCAGGTTTGTTTTTGATTTGATTTATTAAGTCCTCGAAGTATCGAGTGTTTACCTTTGCTTTTCGGAAGCCGATAAGCGTGCGTTTGGTGATGCTCTTTGCCATAGGAGTTTTGCAGATGACAAAGATGTTTTCAGCCACTACCTTGTCCCATATACGCTGTTCATCCTCAATGCTGGACACCGAAAACAAAGAGTTCTTGACCCTTATACGGTAAATGCTGTATGCCATATACAAAGGGTATAATCCGGACTTGGAATTTATTTCAAGGATTCGGGAATCTGGGGCGAACACATTGGCGGTCACTTCGCCACGGTCAATGAAACGAGGTTCAGACAAGGTGGTTTCATAACCCTTTTCAAAGAAGTTATATCCGCCCAGACAATCGCCAAGGTGCATATTGACGACACGCCAAGGCGTAAGCACCGTTTCCTTGTCGGGATTGCGGAACGTGCTGAATATATCCGTTATACGTTCGATGCGTTCCTCCACACTAAGTTTGTCCGCTGCACGAGCCATGGCACGGATGCGCTTGCCTGCCGCACAGAATATCTCCGGGTCGTAATATTTCTTGATGCTGTTGAACTTCTGTTTGGTAACACCCTTGGGCATGAATTCCTCCCACGATTGCGGGTCAATGAGTGAAGCGAAGTTGTCAATCGTTATATCTTGACCCTCATCGCTCAACTCTGCACCGTAGATAAGCAAAGGCATACGGATGGAGATACCCCGAAGAATAGAAATAGCGGCCTCGCGGTTGTTCTTTTTCTTTTTCAGCTCTTCAAGACGTTTCTTTTCCTCTTCCGTCAAAGGTTGCTTGTCCTTGCCGCGTTTCTTGGATTTCTTTTCAAGGTCTTCAAGTTCTTCGTATTGCTCATCGGTCAGCCCTTGGTTGTTGATGTCCACCTGATTGGTCTTTGGCATTGCCTTGGTCTGGCCGATAATCTTTTTCAGGTCATCAAACTCCTGCAATTCCAAGTCATTGAGCTTCATCAACTCGTCATTATACAGGCTCTTGTCCTCGAAACCGTTGCGGACAACCCTTTCCACATAAACACGTTTGAGTTGCTCCAACATCTTGGGTACATCGAACTGGCTCATCTTAGAGCCTTCGATGGAGATAATCGGACAGAAGTTCAGGAACTCGCCCATAATCTTGCGGTCGTTCCCGCTGGTTTTTCCTGCCTTGGAAGAAATCTTTGCTGTCTCGGCAATGACTTTCAGTGTCCTGTCCGGCGCAAAGTCAAACACATAACACTGTTCCTTGACGCGTCCGTTGATGGTGGCTGGCGTCTGCACACGGAAGATGGTCTGCATATAACTTGATGCAGCGGTATTATAAGAGCCGGACAACATGAATACGCCCGTCCACGCCTTGACACTGACACCCGTGGTCAATCGTCCGCAGGACAAGGTAATGGTACGGGTGGCATCAGGGTCTTTGCCGATGGCTTCTTCCACCGCAGTAAGCGCATCCTTGCTCTCTTCGTCCTCGTCACCGTCTCCTGCCACATTCACCACCTTGAAATGCTGAAATACAGGATGTGATTGTAGTAAAGCACTCATGGCATGAGCCTCCTTCACACCAGGCAACATCCATAGCGTATGACGGAAGATGTTGCGGTATTCCTCGTTGGCAAACGGATAGCAACTATCCTTGTCCTCCTTGGAGATAAGATTCAAAAATGCCTTCACATCTTTTTCATGGGTGAAAGTTCCGTTATCATTTACCCGGAAAAACTCGCGGAAGTTGAAAGCCACGTCTTCATCCACGAACTCATGGAGCAACCGTCCGAGGTCGTAGGTATAGATGTTCATCGTGGGCAGGGAGGCGTATGGATTCGGATCACCGAAATGGGTCAAATCCCATGAAGCCTTTGCCCGTTGCTCCATCACATAATCCCAGGTATAAATCTCGTCCTCCTTGAAGTCATCCAACAGGTTGAACGGAGTGCCGGAAAGTCGCAATATCTTGGTATTTGCTTTTGTCAGTTCCTGCATAACAGCCTTGCCGAGTTCCGTCTGTGTCCCTTCGTGCGCCTCGTCCACGATGATGCAATCCCAAGCGGTGGCAAACACCTCATTGTTCTTGTCGAAGTTGCCGCCCACAAGTTCAGAACCGCGCAAATCCTGCATGGAAGCGAAATAGACATATTGGCATTTACCCTGCTTCGCTCTCGCTTCAAGTGAAGCATGGCTGTCACCATTGTTCTTTGAGCCGTATGCAAAACAGGGACAGTCATAGAATATCTTGCCGAAATCCTCGAACCAGCCGCTATCCACCACAGGGCGATGTGTAAGAATCAAAGTGCGACTGAAATCCATACCCTTCACCACTTGCAATGCCGACAACGTCTTGCCAAAACGCATCTTGGCATTCCAAAGCATCTGATTACCCTTCTTGAATTGTTTCTTGGTCTTTTCAATGGCTTCCCGTTGTTCCGGGCGGAATACAATCGGAGTCTGGTCGTGTGAAACTTCGGCGGAAGAGAGCGATTCCCGACCTTCCTTTACGGCTGTAATTGCCCGCTTGACGGTTTCAAGGTCGGTGATGAACCACTCGTTGGCCTTGTTCTCGGTATCGAATATCTTTTTCCTGATGCCGGAACGTTCCAAAACGCTATGCACTTCCTTATCGTTGAAAGAACACAAGCCCTTTCTGCTGTTGTATATCGTAAGCTCCGTATATAATAGGTCATACGCGATACCTGACGTTTGTGTATATTGGTTGATGCGTTTCTTCGCTGACTCGTTGAGAGCCTTGCTGTTCGGAGCAAGACCGAAAACATTGTCATTGTCACAAGTGGCCTCGCCCACTTTCAGACATCCCCTGTGTGCGGCATCATTGATGCGGAACACATATATCAGTTTTAATTTTAGTGAAGATGTGAATTTCATGCTGCACTATTTTATGAGGTCGATAAATCGGATTCGTTTTCCCATTTTTCCCGTTTTAGGGTCTTTGGCCCGCCAGTCCTTGATTTGGCAATAGATACCGTTGTGCCTGCGGATGTCATCTTTCTGACAGCCTTCGCATTGACTGACTTCTTCCCTTGTCCCGAACAAATCAGTTACAACAGTCCGGCGTTCACCGCAGCTGTTCGGGATGACACCTTTAAGCCCGTCCATCTGCCAGACGTTCCATGAAATGATGTAAGCGATATAATTGATGGATTTCAACAAAGGTCGCTTGCCAAACTTTTGTTGATAGTATTCGATAAAGGAGATAAGCATGGATTCACGGGCAATCAGCAAATTGTCACCTTGCCATTCGTAGGCGTAAATGCTCTTATACGCTTCCTGTATCCATTCCAACCATTCGCCGGAAGTTTCCGTGTTTTCGCCAACTACCCGCAACTTGCGGTCAAGCAAACCGATGCGTTCCTCAATAGGAATGGTCTCTCCCGTTGTGGTGTCATAGCGACTGACGATATAAGGGGCTTCCCCGCAGGTTATCTCCAGCCGGTTGTCACGTACATAATCTTTCCAAGTCTTGTCTTCCGGAAATTGAATTTTCTCTGAGTTGGGTCTCCACCGATGACAACCCTGTTCGTCGGTGTACTCCGTATTGAACACATCCTTTCTTCCAAACCATGCTTCATCGATCAGATTGTTCTGCGCATTGCATATCCATGACGGAGTGAATACCTCTGCCATTTCTCGCGAACGTGCGGTTTGGGTGTCACGACTTTTGAGGATACGCGGCATGATGACATGCCCGTTATCTCCGGTAATAAGACAGGGAAGAATTGGCGAATCACATTGATATCCTTCGCCCAGATATTCATAATCGGAAGTAGCCCAAAAGATATTGCGCTGAATATCCTCCTTGCTCGTTGTATGGTCTTTGAGCAGGATATTCAACAGTTCGGGCGAAAGCCGAAAGATACTATCTTCCAATATATCAACTTCAACAGGCATTTTATATCGGGTTTATGAGTATCTCTTGATAAGAGATATAGTTTACTTTGCAAAAGTACACATAATATTTCAAATTCCGTGTTCAATACTCATTTATAATGGTATATGAAAGGCATTTTGCGATAATCTGTTTTGTAAATCCGTCAAATCGGGTTTCTATAGTGCTGATTATTAGTGCTTATACCTTCGGGATGGCTCTCTTATCAAGAGATTCGTCTTTTCGCTCAACACATTTCACCATAAATATCCGGTCAAAAATCTTTCAGGATAAGGCTGTTCGCCTTGTCCACCACGCTTGTGTCAAGCGATGCGAGATAGATGCGCGTGGTCTCTTCCGAATCATGTCCCATGCCCTCGCTGATGACAGAAAGAGGGATGTTCTTGCTCTTGGCAACGCTCGCCCAACAATGCCGGGCAACGTGCATGGTCAGCGGTATGTTCAATCCTGCCAGACCGGCGACTTCCTTCAACGCCACATTGATGCGGCAGATGGCGTTACGATATTGTGGCCGCTCATCGGAGCATGGGTTGGTGATTATCGGCAGGAGGTAGCGGGTGGCCGTATTCTCTCCATACTTGGCGATGATGTCTTCCATGCACTTCTCCCATTTGACTGTGAGTTGCTGCCCGGTCTTTCTTCTACGGTACGTGATTATTCCGTTCTTCAAATCCGATTTTTTCAGATAGGCCATATCAATGAATGACATGCCACGGGTATAAAAGGAGAAGAGGAACATATCCCTTGCATAGTCCAGATGCGGTTTCAAAGTCAAATCAAGTTCCTTAATGTGCTTGATGGACTTCAATGGGATGGCTCGTTTTACTGTCTTCCCGATACCCGTGTAAACGTGTTTAAAAGGATGTCTCTGTTCCGTCAGCTCCTTTTCCACGGCACGGTTGTAAACGGCACGGAGTATGCGCATATAAAAGGAAACCGTGTTGGGGCAGATGCCCTTGCCTTTGAGCCAAGCCTCGTAAAGCATCATGGTGTTGCCGTCAATCTCGCACAAGAGTATGTCCTGCCCCTCACGAAACTTCATAAAACTGGCCAATGCCGCCGTATAGGTTTCTGATGTGCGGACTTTGCCAAGCTGCTTCAACTGTCCTATGATGCCCTGCATGAAACGGAACAGCGATTGTTCGCCCATTTGCCCGTCGAACTTCTCGACGATGCTGTCAGCGGAATCAATTCCTCCTTGCCTGTCGCATTGGGCGACTATGGCTTTCAACCGTCTGGTGTCCCAGTCAATATGTTCCGCCACTTCACGGAGATACCGTTTCCTGTTTTCACCGATTTCGGACAGGATTTTCACAGAAGAAGTTCTCTTGTCCCATTCCGTGTCAAATATGCGGTAGTCCGTCTTGACTTGGCGGACTATGCGCCCGTGGATTACCTGATAATATATGCTGCCCTCCCTGCCGCTTGCGGTGGAAGGACGAAATTTCACTTTTATGGATGCCATTCACTTTATTTTTGTTGTTTGGATTGTTTTTCTTCCTCTCTCACTGTCTTGACCTGCCTGTTGAATATGACCAGCGTGGAATCCACACCGACAACATCCACCAGTTTCTCGTAAGCTCCGACGGTCACAGCCAGTCCCGGATGCAGTTCGTTGAGCATGAACGTAGTCACATGGTGTTTGTCAGCAACCGTTCTCAACCGCCTGTTTTCTTCCCGGTACTCATGCCATTGTACCCAACTGACGGCAAACAGGGCAAAGAATACGAGCATACAACCGATACCGACCCATGCGTAAGGGTTCTTGTGCCAGCCATCGGGAACTTTGCTCCATAATCGTCTTATCGTGTTTATCACCTTGTCCGGTCGGATTGCCTGCCACAGTTCCGGTATGACACCTTGCTTTTGCCACACCTGTTCCGAAGCCTGCTTGTCTTTCTCCACATGGGCAGTCAGCAGATCCAGTATCTTGTTGAGCTGTTCCTTGATGGTAAGAACACCATGTTTGCGCATATCCTTCTCGTTGGCTTCGGTGTATAACCGCAGACTTGCTACCGCTTCATCACCTATTGATTGCTTGTATTCCTCGATGGCTTCCTTGCTTCCGAAAATGGCATTGACATTTTCCGGTGCATTGCCATTGAAGAACCGTATAACAGGCTCCAGCTTCGCTTCCAGTCTTTTCAATGCCTCGTTCTTGTCCGGGCTATCCTTTGCGTCCAATTTTTTCTTGATTTCCTCGATGTCCACTGCCAATGCCCCGATAAGGTCGGTTAAGTTCTGCTTGTTGTCCTTCATCTTTTTCTCCTCCTTGGTTTATGTTTGTCCTTTTCGTTGTCATTGTCTCCCCAGCCGCTTTCGTTTCCTCCACCTCCGCCACTGGATGACACCTTGGCTTGGTGCGGTTGAACGCACAATTCCATGAGTGCGCCGATGGTCACTTGAACGATGTTTGAACCGGATTCAGTAGAAGTACTGCCGTTGCCGTCCGCTTCCGTTTTAGTCGGTGACGGCTCTCTTATAAAAGTATCTGTCGTATTGTTGTGGAATCCCACATCCTGTCGGGTCGGTTGTGGCTGTTCTTGCACACGGGGCTGCCATACCATACCATCGGAAATTTGGTTCCCGAAGAGCTTGTCTAACTTATAAAAGCTCATGCTCCGGTCTATCCGTGAGCCGCTGAATGAAATTTCATTCTTCGTGAACGACACACCGATTATTTTACCTTCGTTCCTAATGTATTTGAAATTCACCCCGATGCCTTGCTTTGCCAGCCTGTCGCACAAATCCGACCAGCAGTTACAACAGGGTAATGCCGCCTTGACAGCGTCATAGATTTGGTATTTCACCTTGTCCTTACCACGCAGGCGGTCACGTTTCACGTTCATCTTGCCCTTGGAGAAGTGCAGTCCGTATTCCCTCGTGAGAGCTTTGCATACTTTTACATTACGCACATTATCGTTGCTGTCACTGATGGTGTTCCCGTCATTGTCCACCCTGTTGGCCACGATATGCAGATGCTGGTGTTCCCTGTCGGTATGGCGGCACACAATGTATTGGGTGTTCGTTATGCCCATGCGCCGCATATACTCACGGGCGATTTCGACCATCAGGTCATCTGTCAGCTTGGGTGTGTCCTCGTGTGCGAAGTCCAGCGAGATATGGTACACGGGGTTCTTCAACTTGCGCCCCGGCTTGTCGTCCGCTTGCCCCTGCATACTCTTTGCTATGGTGGCGTTGTCATCCAGCCTCACGTCCTTGCTGTCGATGAGCCGTGCCTTCTTCGGGTTGTTCACGTAGTTTACCACTCTGGCGAAACTCGCCCGTTTTTTCAAGTCGCCCATCATATCCTCTCTATGATTTTGTTGAACTCGTCCAGCAAGTCCATGATTTTGCCTTTCAAAAGAGAAAAGCCCTGCTGGTGCGCCATCTTCGCCAGCTGGTTCAGGTTGTTGCATCCTCCCTCCAGCATCCTTATCTGCTGCCTGTCCTCCTGTGTCCGTGCAGACACGACCTTGCCGTATAGTAATAAATCACGCAGGAAGTGTGACGGCTTCTTGCCTGCACCTGTTATCCGTTTCATGACCGCTTTCCATTCGGCAAGCGTGAGCCGTGTGGATATGGTCTTTGTCCGCGCCTTGCCTTTCACCGCCTTGGGGCGGCCACCCTTGTTCCTGTTCTCCTGATATGTCATATCCGTTTTCTTTTATCCGTTAAACCATTCTGTTTTTTAGGGCTGTAATCCGGGCTTGCCGTTTCCCGTGTGGCCGGGTAGCCATTGGTGGCGTGGTTTTCGTGGACGAAAACATTAACTTGCCAGCCCTAAAAATTATCCCTTCTAAAACGCTGTCGCTTGCCATTCCTGCCGCTTCATTCCTGTGGCTGTTTCCATTTCTGTGAGCCGGACAGAGTATTGCCATCCTCTAAAACAGGTGTGTTGTCGGCATCCACAACAGCATTTTCCACAGTGCTTTCCACTTCGCTTTCGGTTGTTGCTGCCGTTTCGGTTTCCACTGTTCCTGTACCTTCTATAATAGGCTTGGAACCGGTCAGATTCATGGACGGTAAGCCATTCGTTCCCTCTGCCGTTTCTTCTGTCGGTTTTTCTTTCTTCTTCCTTGCCGAACTGCGGCGCAAGGTCTCTAATTGTTGCCCGTTGAAAAGGAAAATCCGTACCCCTTCGTATGCCTTGATTGTCTGGCGGTATGTCGGATTCTCGATGAGCCGCCCTGCTATCATCCACGACTTCACGCACACCATGTCTATGATGGAAGTCACGGGATTGGAATCAACACGGATTAGCCCGCGTTCCGAGAAATCCTCCAACAGGCGGGACACCGCCTTGCGCCCGATGCCCCATTCCTTGGCCAGTACCAGCATGGAGCTGTCCACCTGTCCGAGATGGACGGCATAGCCCAATCCCCGTTTGGTGTTTTGTACTTCCGAAACCGCCATCTTCGACAAAAGGGAAAGAAGATAGGTAAGGTTGCATATCCCGTCCGTGCTCCCGTGCAGGAAGTACCATGCCTCCACGGACATTGCCATCTCCAATTTGTAGCACGGCAAAACAAGCTGCTTCAAATTCTTCATAAGCCTTGACGTTTTTTGTTGTGCGTCTTGTAAATTATCCCTTGGAGTTCTTGTCAGCCTTCCTGTTGGTGGCTTTCAGGCTCTTGATGCGGTCTATCTGTTCCTTGGGAAACAGGACACGCCGTCCAATCCGCTGTCCTTTGATGTGTCCTAACTTCTCATGCCGCCAGATGGTCGCTATGCTCACACCCCATTTCTCCGCCAGCTGCCGGATGGTGTAATACTCCGATGTGTCCTGTGGTGCCTGTTCCTGCCGGTATTCCTCAAACGCGCACCTCACGCTTGCGCCGATAAGCTGTTGAAGCTCGTCGCGCGATACCAGTACCATTTCTGTCTTATCTGTCATAATTCACTGATTTTAAGTTCATGGCGGCAAAGGTATGGCAATAATAAAACCTGTGAATTTGTGGTATTCTGTGAAATGACACCGCATAAAAAAAACCGTCAAACAACTGGTGCTTAACGGCTTGTGGAAGTCTGTGGGTTGTGGTGAATTGTAGCCACCTGTGGGTTATGTCACTATTTTATCATGGGAAGCAGCTCTTTGAGCTTCGCTATAAAGGTTTTCTCCACGTTATACTTGGCGAGGCTTTCGGGTGTCAGCCCCATGGAACGGGCAGCGGATGCCCTGTAACCTTTCCAGTCCTTGAAGTATGCTTTGGACAGCAGGATGGCGACACAGCGCATCTTGCCCTTCACGCAACTGCCGTATATCGTGGAATAGTCGGCACGCATGACGGCACGGAGGAAATCTCGGTCGGAAACGGCATTGCCGTCCAATAGAGGCTTGCCCTTGTCGGAGCCGCTCTGTACGGTGAAAGTGGTAAGGAAACGGTACAGCCTTAAAACGGGAACCTGCGCAGTCGTACTGAACGCGCCGCCTTGCATTGTATCTGTGGCGGTAAAACCGGATGACGCTTCTTCCGTACAAGAGGGTATTGTTTGTGATGTTGCCGACTTGGACTCGTTCTTATGCAACACGTTCCTCTTGACATATCCCATCGTCATTGCGATATGGAACATCTTTATTCCTGCGGACTGCGCTTTCACATCATCATTTTGGGGCAGCATGGAAAGGTGGACGGCTTCCGCAAAATATTCCGTGAAGAGTTGTGCCAAATCCTTGTCGTTGGCATTGACAATATACTCCTTGACGGCTTGGATTTTCGCCTTGTCCACTTTGGCAAGCATGACATACATTTCTTTCCCTCTGTTCCCGTCTGAATCCTTTGCACACTTCCGTATGGCGGCACGGATGGAGTCGATGCAGTCGGTGGCTTCGGTACGTGTCATTGGTTTGGGAGAAATATCAGAACCTTCCGGCGATACTTGCTCCTGTTCTTTTTCGGGAAAAAAGTATTGCCTTATGACTTCCATGCTCAGGTAAGCCACCCCTGTACGGAAAGCCGCCTTGTTCAAGTCCGCATATTTGGAGCAGATGCCATGAAGCCTTTTCGTGTCATCGTGCAGCCCGACGAATTTCCGTGCCAGATCCTTATCCTCGTGTTCGGTGACATACTCCCTGATGCCGGCCAAAAGAAAAGGCAGGGGCTTCAGGCTGTATCTGATGTTCCGGCAAATATCCTTGCAATCCGTTTCGTCACTGCCGGAAGACTTGTCGGCAAGCGATTCCGCAAGTTTCAGGCTCCCACTGATTACGTTGGACAGCTTGAACAGGTCGCTGATGATGTCAAACCTTGATTTTTCCATAAGCACCTTCTTATATTTTGATGATACCCTTGAAGTCCTTTAATGCTATGACGGCCTTTTCCTCCGCGTCCAGTTTCAGGTAGCGGCGCAGTTGCGCCTCGCTGCTGTGTCCGGTGATGGCTTGAATGGAAGGCAGAGGGACGCCAGCCTTGTACGCGTTGGTGGCGAAACTTCTCCGGGCTGTATGGGAAAGGAGCATGTCGCAGAACCTCCTTCCCCGTTTGGGGTTGAGACGCTTCTCGTCAAAACCGCAGTCATGTGTCCAGCCGAGCAACAGGCCGATGGTCTTCACCAGCTTGTTCATTTCATTGGGATGAACCGGGGGCAGCTTGCCGTCATACTTGGCAAGTATGGCTCTCACGCGCCTGTCAACGGGGATATAGACTTTCTTTTCCGTCTTCTGTTGGGTAATGAGTATGAACTCAGTGCCGCCGATTTCCGTTATCATGTCCTCGCATATCCTTGAATAGTCGGAAACACGCTGCCCGGTCAGGCAGCCCACAATGAAAATGTCCCTCACGTGCTCCAGTGTCCTGATATGGGTGATGCGGCATTTGGAAAGTTGTGCCAATTTCTCGTCCTCGCTGATGTCAAGTGATTCCAGTCTCTTTTTCACAGCTTCCTTGGTGGAAAGGTCAAGGTCGAGCATTTCCTGTATCTGTTCCGGCGTGAGATAGATGTTGTCCACTTCCTCCTTTTTCGGCACGAAGTCGGAATGACGGAAATCATCGCATTTGGTCAGCTTGTCCTCGTAGGCCGCCTTTGCCACCGTGCGGACATCGGTCATGTACGAGTTGATGGCGTTGGGCATCAAGCCCCGTTCCTTCCAGTAACCGACAAGGCTGTTGCGTGTCTCCATCGTCATGTCATCCAGTCCGAGTTTGCGGTGGGTTTCCTTTTGGTAGTTGAGAATCTGTTTTTGGATAATGCGCAGACCTTTTATATAGGCAGGTGATACTTTCACGGTACGGCCTTTCTTGGTGCGCCGTCCGGTTTCCATGTCTTCTATATAAGAGGTGAGGAAATCCTCGAACAGCATCCTGCCTTTAGGCTTGACCTCCACAATCTGCATCATACCGTTGAGCACGTCGTGTTTCACGCTCTCGATGATGTTCTTGGCCTCCTTGGGGTTGAACCCTTCCGCCTCGAATGCCGCCTTTATCCTCGCGAGGACTTGGGCGAACTGCCCGTACTTTATCCCGATGCTCGACATCAGGGCTGACGAGGTGTATTGCAGGCTGCGGTACTTTTCCCATTCAAGCTGTTTGATGGTGAAGCCCGTCACGACTTTCATGTTCGCCTTTCCGGTGCGCACACGGGCATAGATGGAACCGTAGTCCTCCTTTCCGGCCTTGGATGATTTGATGAAGATGAAATCCATACGCGATATATCTTGGTTACTGTGATGCAAAGGTACAAAATATATCCCGAAATATAGTATCAAATAGTACCAATATTTTCTAAAACCGTGAAATTTCGTGAGTATTCAAACCAAATGAAAATATCTGCAAATAACTGATATACAAAGATATTCTATAAAACAGAATTTCACTGAATATATTTAGTGAATAGTGGAAAAGAAATATGCAATCATCCTATTCAAGGGAAAAGAATACCTGTGCGGACACGAAGACGGCTGCCATTACGATGTGTCCTGCCCGGTGAGGACATTCACTGAAGGAGAAGACGACTTCAAAATTCAGGAATCCGGGAAAAACCGGTCTGAAAGGACATTCCGGTACCATGAAAAGGAATTCAGGCTTGTCACCGGCTTCTACCCGAACGGATGGCCGGTTCTGAGTCTGGAATCACCGGACAACGGGGAACTATACACGGTACTTACCGTCAATCTGGAAGACTCCCCGGCATTCGGGATTCCCGACCAGGCATTCATTGACATAAACAACAATCCGGAAGCGATGGAATTCCTCATAAGGAACAGCCTTGCCGAAGATACGGGATACAGACGCAAAAGCGGATGGGTGGAATACCCGATGGCCAAACTGAACCTGGCTGAACTGTACCGGTTGTCACCGGAATCGTTCGAGAACCAAGAATAAGAATCAACAATAGAAATCATTAACCAAATCATAGGAATTATGGCAAAGTACGATGTAAGAGTAAGGTACACTTTCGAGGGTACCTACAAGGTCGTGGCTGAAGACCGCGACGAGGCGGAAAGAATGATAGCGGAAGACTGCGGCCTGATACTGGGCGGCAACATCCACACTACCCGCGATGATGACGAGGTGACAGACTGGAGATTCGGCTCTCACCCCGACATGCAGATCCTGTCTGTCAGGGAACGGGACGGTAAAGGCAAGGTCAGATACACGTCCATGTGTTTCTGCGACAGGATTGAAGAACTGCGGAAGGACATAATCGAAGCCATCAGGCAGCTGCTCGATGCGCACGGTCTGAAAAAAATCACGTTTACCGACAACGAAGAAGACCCTGTATGGATTATCTGGTTTGACGATAATGCAGAACCATACGAGTGTTATGTTACAGGAATTGAGGTTACTGACAAGAATATTGTCGTATTGGCAACAATAAAGGACAGTATGGAAGAGGTTTTCTGTCAGGGTCCTTTCGAACTCGGAGCCAGCAACATTGATTGGCTCAATCAAATGTACGAAGCGGTAAGGCTTCAACTTGAAAATACAGACGGAAACTCTTGAAATGAAAGACGATATGGCAACAAAAATCAACATGGACAGACATATTCGGGAAGGATGGACTGTCGGAGCGTTCATCAGGGAACTGGCCCCACAGGTGGAAATGATCATGAGCGGGCAAAGCTGGAGGGAACCGTTCAGAAACAGACAGGAACTGGCGGACTGGTGCAGGGACAACCAGCCCTATTACAAGAAAAGGATCCCTGAAGTGAACAGCTATTTTGCAAGGATGTATAATCTCAAATAAGAACAACATTATGAAATATCAAGCGGAAAATGCAGTCTCCAGCTTCTTCTACTATATGTGGAATGCCTGGTGCAAGGAAGAGTGCAGGACAGTATTCAAGGAAATGTACTCACATTTTTGGGAAAAATGGTCTCTGATGACGGACAAGGGAATATTCGGAGCCGCCGAACGGTTCTATGCGGAACTGACGGACCGTTACAGGGAAAAGCTGGTGGAACGGGCCGTTAGCCTGTATGACGGCAAAGCCAGACGCAAACACCCGGACGATTCCGAAATCAAGGTGTGCAATGATTGCGGTTCAACGGAGATTGAAATCCAGGCATGGGTGGATGTAAACACGAATGAATACCACAGTGACGTGGACGATGACATCTGGTGTTCCCGGTGTGAGGACAATGTGGAGACCTGCTCCAAACAATCCTTTTTGGAAAAGATGCAGGAATGGTGGAAATCCAACAGCACCGATAACCTTGAATACCTGACCGGATTCAAGACATCCGATTTCCCTTCAGTCAATTCCGGACAGACATTCGCCGAGGCCGCCGACGAATGGTGGAACGGCAAAAACTATGACGAGAAGAGGAACATATACCTGACAAACAATTAAAGACAACGGCTATGGCACGGAACATCATTGACCTGATCTGCAACTCATGCAGTTGCGGCAAGGAAGAGGCACAGGAATACCTGGACGACGAGATAAGAAACCTGCAGGAACTTCAGGAAGACAACGACCTGAGAAGCGAAGACTTCGAAATCGCGTGCAGCAACCTCGGACTCGACCAGGACTGGCAGATATATTTCATCAACCGTCTTGCGGGACTTTAATATCTACACTATGACTTATTTTCAGAACATACACTCACTGGCGGAGCTGAAAAAAGAATACCGCCGTCTGGCAATGCTTCACCACCCGGACAAGGGTGGTGACACTACCCTCATGCAGCAGGTGAATACCGAATTCGGAAAGCTGTTCGAGGTCTGGAAAGACAAGCCTTGCGTTTCCACAACCCCGACAGGCTACGAACACGACTTTCAGGATGCCACCGCAAAGGAATACACCGAATACGTGTACAATGAATACCGCTGGAAAGGGCGCAACTACAACGGGCAGTCCGCGCCGGAAATCACGGAACTGGTCAGGGCATGGCTCAAGGAGACCTATCCGAGATACACCTTCTCGGTCCGCAGGGACGGATACAACTCAATCCTTATCCGGCTGATGAAAGCGGACTTCGAGGCTTTCACCAGAGAATCCGGCAAGGTACAGGGAGACATCAACCACTACAACATCCAGGCATCGGACAGTCTGACCGACCGGGCCAAGGAGGTGATGACAAATGTCAGGGACTTTGTCATGTCGTACAACTTTGATGAAAGTGACCCCATGACAGACTATTTCCACACCAACTTCTACCTAACGCTCGGAATCGGCAGCTACAGACAGCCGTACCGGATGGAACTGCCGAAGATTACGGGAAAAGACAGTCCTGAAGTGTTCCGCCATCCCGAAGGACCTGCACACAAGGCTATGCGCCAGGCACTGGGCAAGGCCCGGTTCGGCTTCATCGAGAGTCGGAGACATATCGGGGAAATGATACTCGGGGAAGACTTTTACGGCTCACAGGGCGAACATTATTTCTGGCCCAAGGAGTATTCAAGCGCGAAGACGGCACAGAAACGCATCGGAAAACTGGAGGCAGCCGGAATGCGCTGCGAACTGACTGGCTGCAACAGCGGATACATACGTCTGCTCGAATATACTCCGGAGATGGAAAGCAGTCTGGAACGGGAAAGGCAGGAATATACCACGGCATACCGGAAGTGGGTGTCAGAACACGGCATATCCCCAAATACGGGAACAGTACACCAGAACATTTCAAATCCAATCAGACAGATACAATTATGACAAACAGGGAAATCATCAGAGAACTGAAACGCCGCGGCTACAGCCGGGTAGACATTGATACGGACAGTAGAGCCGCAAAGACTTTCTACACCTACCGTGGCGGGCTTCATATCAACGGTACGGGAAACCTGTCATTCCATATCGTACCGCCACAGGACAGTCTCGGACTGGGACGGTTTGCAATATGCGCCACCCGTAACGGGGAAAGCTCACAGCTGGGGACAGACGATGCCCCGTTCTTTTTCGGACGGCTGCTTGCCTTCCTCAAAGGTGAGAGAAAAGAGAAAGAGATAATAGATGAAATTGTATTATAAGATAAAGGTTTCTGTTTTATAAATGAAACAGAAACCTTTATCTTACCACAAGAACTTTTTAACATTTTTCAAATCATGTGCCTTTATAAAAGAGGCTATGTGAATCAAATCATTTTCTTCATGATATGATATTATCCAAGGCTTATTTTTTCCAATTTGCTTAACAATCTCGCTCATGTAAGGCCAATCAATTTCATAAAACGAATGACCATAAACGATAACCCGTTCTATATTAGACAGACCTTTGAAAAAATCCTGATTTACATTTATAATATATTCACAATCCTTTACTAACTCATTCATCCATGCAATTATTTTACTCCACGTATCTTGAACAAAAGGATATCGCCCTTCATCATTATATACCTCATCCGTATCTCTTGGATTATCATGACCAATAATATAATTTTTCTCAGAAAGACGAGAACCATGGATGTGTAAAATGTTTGATTGTGAAATCCCATATATTTTTTCTAAAGTTTCTGTATAGTTGAATGTCAGAAATTTACTACATGATGGTAAATCACGGATTTTATCTCCTACAGTTATATCAATACTATCCACCCAATCGGTAAAAGCCTCAATAAATTCATCCAATACAGGTCTAAATATCCAATCAGGAGAATCTTCTATTGCAGCAATTGAACGTGTAGGATGATCATAATCAAACTCTTCATTCGGTTTGCAAAATTCAAGAATACTATCTTCATCATATTCGCCAAGAGCTTTTTCAATGTCCCCCCATACATCCCGTTTATTACTAAAAAAAATGTCCATAAGGTTGATTAACTGATGTCTTTTATTCAATATCAGCCATTGCTTAAAATTATAATAACTTGATTTGATACCACTGGCGAGATCAAACCCATTACCTATAACAAAAAGTGTATTCTGATCAACTCGTTCTAATTCAGGGAATAAACTATGCATATATAAAATACTTGTATCGTTTTTTGCTAAAAATCAATTTTTAATAAACTCAATGATATAACATACATTATAGTTTTCTATTCAGTACCATCGCTAAGGGATAGATAAACTGGTTATAGACCTTGAGCTTCTTCAGATTCAGCACATACCCGGCATAGGGATTGGTACAGTCCGAATAGAAAAACACATCGGTAAAACCCGCATATTCCTTTATGATTTCACCTTCCAAGGGAATCTCGTCCACATCAAAATCCTCCAGAGGCAGTTCCTCCAGACGGGCATGTTCTCCATTGCCCAACACATTGAGGTTACGGTTGAACAGCACATATCCCCGCTTACTGTAATCCACACGCATACCATACGGACGCTCCACAAGGAAAGCATCCGCAGCTTTCTTTATATAATCTTCCATGATTTTTCAAATTAGGATTTGCAAAAATACACCATTCCTTTGTCAAAGACGAACAAATCAATGGGTTTCTCACCGATATGCCTGCAAGAAAATACAACGACACATAACCTGTATATTTTATTTTCCTCCCTGCAAAGGTAGTCCCGTGTCCAACGTACCCGGACAAGGTCAGGCCCCTATGGGGTTGGCTGAAAGAAAATCATCCTCGCCGGTGGCTGCGGTATTTTCTTTCGCCAAACCTTGCGGGTACGGCCACGGGACAGTCAGGCAGGCGAAAAATAAAAAATACCGGCTCCCGGAGCCGGACGTGTTTAACAGATAAAATACAATGAATCATGAAAATCCTGAATGAAGAACATTTCCAGAATGTAAAGCGTTACGCCGAATCCATCGGTGATACATCACTCCAGAATTGTCTGGACAGACTGAAAAAATGGGAGGAAAATCCAGACCATCCAAGCGAAATCTCGCTCTATTATGACCATGCCCCGTACTCGTTCGGCTTCACGCAACGCTATCCCGACGGAAGCATCGGCATCGTGGGCGGTCTGCTCTATCACGGAATACCCGACCAATCCTTTGCCGTGACACTTGAACCGTTCCACGGATGGCAGATACATACCTGAAAAAGACAGACAATCATAGTATTAACTTTATAAAATTCAAGATTATGGAAGCAATGGCAGTATTGGAAAAACAACAGCAGTTTGATTTTCAGAACAACGGAATCGAAGTAATGAACTTCGAGACTCTCCAGCGTACCTACAAGGAGAATGATATCTACGGCAAGCCAGTCCAGGGCATTTATCACTACCAGGTCCTGCAGCGTATGATGGACATTTGCGAGAAGTACAACCTCGATTACGAGGTGGAAGAAATCTTTGCGGCACAGAACAGGAACAAGACACAGCCGGGGGTGAGCATTCTCCCTCAGGTGGAACAGACACTTGGTGAAAAAGCCGTGGAAGCCCACATCCTCCGACGCATCTTCGCTACCATCCGGATCAAGGACTGGGAAACGGACGAGCTGACAACTACGCTGGTCGTCGCCTACCATCAGGACGGCATACAGGCAGCCATAGGCCCGTGCGTGAAAGTATGCCATAACCAGTGTATCCTCTCGCCGGAAAGAAGCATCTGCAATTACGGAAAGAACAAGGTGACAACGGAAGGGGTATTCGAGACGGTGGACGGATGGCTGGCAAACTTCGAGGTGAACATGAACGAGGACATCGCAAGGATTCAGCGACTGAAACGCAGAATCGTCTCACTGGAGGAAGTGTATATGTATATCGGGCTGCTGACAGCATTGCGTGTCTCCCATGACAGTTCGGACAGGAACCTGTCATCCTCCGTGGAAACCTACCCGCTTAACCAGAGCCAGATTTCCATCTTCACGGAAGAGGTGCTGAAACTGGTCCGCGAAAAGGGACAGGTTACCGCTTGGGACTTGTATAATGTAGCGACTGAGATATATAAGCCGGGCAGAACGGATTTCCCGGCACTGATTCCGCAGAACGGAGCAATGGCGGAACTCCTGCTTTCCCGTCTGCCCTCAGAGGTGGAAATACAGGATGCCGTTCTGGTAGGCTGAACGGCTACAGAATGAAATATTCATATTATTTTTGCATAGAAACAAACCAATGACATATCAACAACCCGGACAGGCGTTCATAACCGACGCCTGTCTTTACTATATAATCTTAACAATATGACTTGGAAAAAAGCAAATATCATCATAGACGGCCGGAAGATGGAAATCCCGGCCCCCGACATCATATCGGCAAGCCGCAACACGGACATCCCGGCATTCTATGCGGACTGGTTCTTCCATCGGCTCGAAACCGGCTATTCCGTGTGGAACAACCCGTTCAACGGAAAAAAGAGCTATATCTCTTACCGGAATACAAGATTCATAGTGTTCTGGTCGAAAAATCCCAAACCTCTTCTTCCTTATCTGCCGATCCTGAAAGAAAGAGGTATCGGCTGCTATATCCAGTTCACTTTGAATGATTATGAGGAAGACGGACTGGAAACCGGTGTCCCTCCGCTGACAGAACGTATTGAAACATTCAGGACTCTTTCCGATATATTGGGTAAAGAAGCCGTAATATGGCGGTTCGATCCGCTGATACTCACAGACAACATATCCGTGGATACTCTGATTGAAAAGATCGAACGTGTAGGAACGGAGATACACAATTGTACGGAAAAGCTGGTTTTCAGTTTTGCAGACATAGGCTCGTACAAAAAGGTCAAGGCCAACATGACAGACAGCGGAATCCCGTATCATGAATGGAATAAAGAAAAAATGGAGGAACTTGCCGGAAAACTGACGGTACTGAACCGTAACAGAGGATGGAATCTGGAGCTGGCTACCTGCGGCGAAAATCTGGATCTTGGCAAATACAGGATATCCCGTAACCGCTGCATCGACGGTGACCTGATAGCACGCCTGGCATGGAAAGACAAGGAGTTGATGTCCGCATTGGGAGTCAACATACAGGAAATGCCGTCCCCAGCCTTTTTCGACATGAATGACCTTCCTTACGGTGCCGTGCTTCTCCCTGACAACAAATACTTCGTCAGCAATCACAAAAAGGATCCGGGACAACGTGCCTCATGCGGATGTATGGCAGCCAAGGATATCGGGGAATACAATACCTGCCCTCATCTCTGCGAATACTGCTATGCAAATTCAAGTAAAAAATCGGCAATCATGAACTGGAAAATGCACTGGCAGAACCCTATGGCGGAAACGATAACCGGAAAGTAAAACAACAGACGAGGAAGAAACTGACAGTCAAAAGACTGAAAGATTCTTCCTCGTTTGTTTACTCCTCGAAGAGCAGCATGTATTCCACCTTCCTTCGTCGTTCAATACTCGGAACTACCTTGCCTTTGTAACACCGGAAAGAAACATACTCCTTATAGATATTCCGGTCTCCGGCCTCCAGCTTCTTCAACAGGCTGCTCTTGGGCATCTTGCCGTAACCTTTCAAACGGTATGCCCCCACATTATAGCTCAAAACAGCTACAATCAGCGAATCACGTCCCAGATAACTGAACATACGGCACAACTTGCGTAAATCCGCTCTCAGGATTGAATCCCCCTGTTCTTTTGTAATGCCATTGGTCAGCCTTTCCCCGGGAAGGACCTTATGCCCGTACCCGACATAAGGCCAGTGTCTTTTTTCTCCATGCCAGCCCTCGAACCGCTTAATGCACTCGACCGCAAGGCTGAACCTGTCCTGTTTTTCCTTTACCGGATTCTCCGCCCGCAACGGTATGCTCCCGAAGCAGATGATGGCGAAAAACGCCGCAAACAACTTTGCTCTTATTCCCATAGGCAGGTCAGGTTCATTGTGATACGACAACAGGCAGTTCCTCGCCGCTTGACGTAACTACGGTATCCTCGTCCTCCGTCTCGTTGTTGAAATCGAAGGTCAGCTGGAAAAGCTGTGCCGGCTCGCTGTTATCCTCAAAATAGATGTTGATACTCTGCTGGTCTTCACACTCTGAGGTGTAATAAAGACGGAACACCTCCCTGTCCAGAGGATAACGGTCGTTGGGCAGCAGCACCATCCCGTCATCCATGCGCAGTTTGCCTTCGCCGTCCGGCTGGAAATAGCGGATGGTATAGCGGGCGTCGGAGAACCGTCCTTCCCGTTTCAGTTCACAGCGTATTTCCACGGTCTCGCCTTTCACGATACGCTTGGGTACAGGCATCGTCTCCACAGTAAAGGGATAGGACTGCTGCACGTCAAGGTCATCGCTGCACGAGGTCAATATACTGAAGGTCATGCCCATCAGGGCGCATACAAGGGCAAACAGCCCTTTCTTGTTCATAATCGGTTTCATATTCATTTCCTGTTTTAACGGTTTATAAAAAAATTACTGTTCAGGCGGAAAATTGCTTTCCAGATATTCGTTCAGGTCCTTGCATCCGGCATACAGGTCGGAACAGTCGTCAATCCTGTCACCGTAGCGTTTCCGAAGGACGGCCAGTGTCCTTTTTCCGGCATCGTCATTGTCCAGGTAGCACCGGATCCTCCCGTAATTGTCCAGAAAAGGGAACGAACGTTCAAGCAGGACCACCGAATTGAGGACCAGATAATCCTCACCGCGGCTGATGCCGAGTACCTTCCATGAAAGAAAGTCGATAAAGCCCTCAAAAAGGTTGCAGGTAAGCGATCCGTTGCGGATGACGGAGATGTCCTTGGGCGGCAGGCACCATTTCATGAACCTGGTCCGCAGCTCATAGCCTCCGCCCATGTTCCTGAAGCCGACGGCGAAATACCGCTTGCCGTACAGCCGGAACCGTACTTCCTCGCACTCTGCACGGGCAATTTCCGCAGGTATGCCGCGTCCCTTCAGATAGCTGAGCAGGGCATTACAGCGCAAGGGACCGCAAACCACCTCCTCGAAGCGGGAAGGCTCTTTGCGCTTTTCTGTCCTGACACTTTCCTTTTCTCTTTTCTGTCCGGCATATTCGGGGACTGTTCCTCCATATACTCCGGCGATGAACCTCGCCTGTGCCATGAAGCCGTCACTTTCTGAAATTTCCCCCGCAAGGGTGAAGATGTCGCCCCCATGTCCGGTACCGAAGTCATGCCATACACCCTTACGGGTATTCACATGGAACGAAGGTGTCCTTTCCTCACGGCACGGGGAGAGATACCAGCATTCGTCGCCGTGCCTTCTGACGGGCTCATGTCCCAGACGGGACAGGAATTCCTCAATGGGAATGCCTCTTATCATTTCTATATCCATAGGCGTCTAATTGAAGATGAAACGGACTCCAAGCCCGAACTGTGTCGTGAACTTTCCCAGAGAACTGCCCCAAAGCACACGTTCGCGCACATGGGCAAGCAGCACGATACGGTCCGTCACATAGCTTTCCAGCTCCAGCGTCAGGGCTCCGCCATAGACGAAGGCATCCAGGTAGGAAAGCATGGAACCGTCATACAGAACCTTTTCTCCCCAGTTCAACGTCTCATATCCCACCAGGGCGGAACCGCCGACAGAAAGGAAGAATATCTTCGCCGGGTCGGACAGGAACTTCAAATAATAGCCACCCTCGGCAGTAAACTGGGCCCGTGGGACGGAAGTCCCGCGATAGCCGTAGTTCTTCAGCAGGTATTCCACGCCAGCCACCCAATGGTTGGCCCTTTTCGTATATCCCGAAACGGCAAAACCCGTGTACCAGTCAACCGGTGATTTCAGGTTTCCGGCAAAGCCACCCCTGAGTTCCACGCCCTTCATTCCGGGAAGGTAACGCTGGGCGTATGCCTGCCCCGATGACAGGGCAAGCGATACGCATACGGCAAAAAGAAACAAATACTTCTTCATGGTCAT